CGTCGAGTGGGAACAATACCCAGCAAGCGTATTGTGCGCCCGACAAAATGACAAAATTCTCCCGCCTTTCCCGGTATGGGATGACGTACAAACCTTTGACGGAAAACCTTGGGCAGGAATTGTTGACGTTGTATCTGGAGGATTTCCATGCCAGGACATTAGCGCAGCAGGAAAAGGCGCAGGAATTGAAGGAAACAAATCCTCAATGTGGAAACACATGGCAAGGATCATTGGCGAGGTTAGACCCCAATACGTCTTTGTGGAAAACAGCCCAATGCTCACTTCTAGAGGACTTGGAGTTGTCCTTGCAGACCTTTCCTCGTTGGGGTTTGATGCGAAATGGGGCGTTGTATCAGCTGCCGACGTTGGTGCGAACCATCAAAGAGAACGAATTTGGATCAGAGCCGAACAACGAAACTTTTTTTCACACCCCGAACACAACGGGGTTAGACGGCGGCAGCAATGGTCGGAAGGCACTCAAGAAACGATTGGGATGGCCAACACCTCAAGCGCGAGATCACAAAGGGAGCAGCGGCAGAAGCAACAAGAATCAAGAGTTGGATTTGCCAACGAAAGTCAAGTTGTGGCCTACACCGACAGCGAACGAGGATGCTTGCGGGAAACCAACAGGGAAGATGCAGAAGATGTTGGGCAATCATCCAGAGGTGCGACAAGACCCGGCTGGTGGGACGTTGAACCCAACGTGGGTCGAGTGGCTCATGGGGTGGCCGCTAGGGTGGACAGACTTAAAGCCATTGGGAACGGACAAGTTCCATTGTGCGCCGCAACTGCATGGGAGTTACTCAAATGAGTGATTACAGCCCACACCCAGCAATTGAGTACATTTGGGACAATGCGCCAGCATATGCCAAAGCAAAAGGCGAACTAGCGCAACTGGAGGCGTTTAAATCAAGTCTGAAAGCCATCCTGATGAAAGAATCAGGCGAAACTAGCATTGGAGGTCAAGAGCGAGAGGCTTATGCTCACCCAAAGTATCAAACCCATTGTGATGCAATTGGGGCAGCAACCGAGCAGGCCGAGCTACTTAAATGGCGCATGACAAGCGCACAGATGCGGTTTGATGCTTGGCGCACCGAGCAAGCTAGTAACCGTCAGATTGAGAAATTAACCAAATGAGCCACCAATTACTAAAACAGGTGGCTGAAATTACAAACAAAAAAACCACAAAACTATCAGCAACTGAAGTTTTAGAACTTCAAATATGCGCTTCAGTATTAGACTTTATCGACGATGTTGGCAGCGTAGAAGAACTTAGGGCAAAAGTTAATACCTTTTTAAAGGGTAAAAAATGATTGATTATTCTGAAAGCCTGATTAAACTTGCCGTGTTGGTCGCTCATTACCGTAAACTTGTCCTCAAAGGTCAATTCGATGCGGCATCTGATGCAGCGGTAGATATGCAGATTGCTATAGTTAACTTGCAAGAATGGACTGAGGCTCAATGTACCGAAACGCCAAACTCTTAGTAGCCTGCCGCCAGCTGCCGTGCCAACTCTGCGAAATCGAGGATGGGACAGTTGTTGCGGCCCACTCAAACCAGTTAGCGGATGGTAAGGGCAAAGGCATCAAAGCGTCTGATTACAGGGTCGCAGCCCTATGCTTTAGCTGCCACATGGATCTCGATCAGGGCAATAAACTCAGCAAAGACCAACGCAGAGAGTTTTGGGAAATGGCGCATCGACGCACGATTGGCGAGTTATTTGAACGCAATTTGATTAAATGTTAGCTACGCTGCAACTTCCCTTGCCACCGTCAGTAAACGCTTACTGGCGCAATTTCCACGGCAGAACAATACTTTCTAAAGCCGCTAGGGACTACAAACAAACCGTAAAAGAATACGTTTTACTGAACAAAATTCCGTATTTTGGCGATGCCAGACTTCAAGCCATTATCACAATATTCCCTAAAGACCGTAGAAAACAAGATTTGGATAACAGACTTAAAAGTTTGCTAGACAGTTTAGGCAACGCAAGCGTGTTTGACGATGATAGCCAGTTTGACAAAATAGAAATAGGTAGGGGGGTGATAAAAACTGGCGGCGGTTGTACAATAATTATAGCTACCCTATGAGGTCACTATGGACTATCCTGCCGTTTTCGTGTCTACCTTGTTTCACAGCGGAACAAACGCACACTTCATGCACTTGCAAACCGACTCTTATGCCAAGCATAAAGCGTTGCAAAAATACTACGAAGGTATTATTGATCTGACCGACAGCTGGGCCGAGGCGTATCAAGGGTGCTATGAGCAGATCAAAAGCTATCCTAAAGACTTTCACCTAGCCACAGATCCCGTCAAATACATTACAGGTGTCAAAGCCTTTGTAAAAGACATTCGGGACGAGTTGCCTAAAGACACAGAGTTGCAAAACCTAATCGACGAGATTGCGGGACTTATTGATTCAACACTTTACAAACTTAAAGCCTTTAAATAAAGGAAAGTCATGGATGCTCAAAGATTAGCCCAATTGTTGCAAATGGAACAAAATCGGCAAGCGGAACAAGCAAAATATTTGAAAAATTTGCCAAACAGTCCAGAAGATTACAAACCAAATTATCAGAATTTGCTTTTGCCAGCAGATTATCAACCAAACTATCAATATGCTCAGGGTGGCATGACGGATCAAGACCGTCAATTTGCACAAGAACAAATGAATCAACCAATGCAAGACCGAGGTATGGGTATGCCAGTTCCAATGCCATCAGCACCGTCAAATAGTTTAAGTTCTGTGCCAATGGGTCAATTTATGCCCCAACAAGGCGCTTTCGGCGGTCAACCTGTGCCGATGCCAACAGTCGGCGGTATGGGGCCACTTAGCGCACAAGATATGGAATATATACGTTCATTAAGCAGATAAGGACATTTAAATGACAGCGGCTTGGCAACGCAAGGAAGGACAAAACCCTGCTGGCGGTCTGAACGCTAAGGGTCGAGCGAGCGCCAAAGCAGAGGGCATGAACCTTAAACCACCAGTCAAGTCAGGTGATAACCCACGCCGAGCCAGTTTCTTAGCTAGGATGGGCGGTACAGCAGGCCCGATGGAGAAAGACGGGAAACCGACTAGATTAGCTTTAGCACTTAAAGCATGGGGCGCAAGCAGTAAAGAAGATGCCATTGCAAAAGCACACGCTATTAGCAAACGTAATAAGTAAGCTAAACTTAAAGTATCTAAATCTAAAACAATTGAGAAAGATATGCAGCAAGCTAAAGTAGCTAAAATTAGGTCAAGGGTAGGTGGTCGAGCCGTAGGTACGCCTAATAAGTCCACAGCGAAGGCTAGAGAGGCGATTGCAGCGTTTGTTGATGGTAATGCCCACCAGTTGCAATCGTGGCTTGAGCAGATCGCTGTAGATGAACGGTATGGCCCAAAGGTAGCGTTCGATTGCTTTATGTCAGTCGCTGAGTATCACGTTCCCAAACTTGCACGAACCGAACATAGTGGCGTGGATAACAGTCCGATTGAATTGATTGTGAAATGGCAAGACGAGTAGAAACAATCCCGTATAAACCACGGGCTGCGTTTAAACCGTTTCACAACCGCACCGAGCGTTGGGCTTGTCTAGTCGCACACCGTCGAGCAGGCAAAACAGTCGCTGCAATCAACGACATTATTCGTGCCGCACTTATGTGCAAGACTGAAAGCCCATTATTTGCGTACATTGCACCGTTTCGCAGCCAAGCTAAGTCCGTGGCTTGGGACTACATCAAACGCTTTGCAGCACCAGTTCTCGCATCGAGCAACGAAGCCGAGCTGACGGTTGAGCTAATAACTGGCGCAAAGATACGACTATTTGGTGCTGATAATGCAGACGCAATGCGCGGAGTTGGTCTTGATGGCGTGTTTATGGACGAGTACGGGGACTTTAGACCGTCAGTCTGGGGCAATGTAATCAGGCCATTACTGTCCGACAAACAAGGTTGGGCTGTCTTTGCGGGGACTCCGAAAGGCAAGAATCAGTTTTGGGACATCTACGAAACAGCTAGGCGAACGCCTGACGAGTGGTTTCATCTTGTCTTAAAAGCTAGTGAATCTGGACTGTTGCCCGAAGCAGAACTTAAAGCCGCTGCCGCACAGATCTCACCAGACCAGTTTTTGCAAGAGTTTCAATGCTCATTCGAAGCTGCCATTGTCGGCGCTTTCTTTGGCGAGGACTTACGCAAAGTAACTGAGGCCGGACAAGTAAGGCGTGTTGACTACGATCCGCATATACCCTGCCACACCAGTTGGGACTTGGGTTATCGAGATGACACGGCTATTTGGTGGTATCAAGTCGTGCGTAACGAAATTCACATCATTGATTATTTTGCAATAAGTGGTGCAAATATCGAGGAAATAGCTAAAATAGTGCTACAAAAGCCGTATATTTACGGTAAACATTACCTACCGCATGACGCTAGGGCTAAAACATTAGCAGCTGCGGGCAAGTCAGTCATTGAGCAATTAGCAGAGTATCTTGGCATTAATAATATGGCGATTGTGCCTGACTTGTCGGTGCAAGATGGGATTCAGGCGGTACGTCAAATGCTGCCGATGTGTTGGTTTGATGCAGAACGAACGCACGATGGGCTAGAGGCTTTACGGCAATATCAGCGGGAATACGACGAGGACAAGAAAGCGTTTAGGCAAACGCCAAGGCATGATTGGACAAGCCACCCAGCAGATGCGTTCAGGATGCTTGCAATTGCTTGGAGACTTGAGCCAAAAGTTAAAGCACTAGATACGATCAAGCCGCTGATGGTCGGGCCAGAGAACACAGTTACATTGAATGATATGTGGGCAACCCACACAACAACACGGAGTAGAAGATTATGAGTGGCG